GAGGCGGTCGCCAATGACGCCCGCTGATGGACGGCCCGCCGCAAACGCGACATGGTCGACCCCACCCTCGCCGTTGACGATCGTGACGGCATGTCCTGTCAGCCGAGGCCCAAAAACCTGAACGAACGTCTCGGCCTTGCGCGGATGATAGAGCAATGGCTGCTCAAACAGATGAGCGCAGATGCGGTCGTACATGATCAGGTTCCTAGCAACCGACAAACCGGATGCGCTTGGCGTAACGAACGCGGCGGCCGTTCTTCGCCGAACATGCTGAAGCAAGCCGCATGAGTTCGTCATCCAACGCCGCGATGTTGCTGGCCGCAACGCGAAGCCGCCGCTGGTTCACCGGCGAACGGATTTCAATTTCCTCGACACGGTCACCGGCCAGGAGTTTCAGCTTGACCGCATAGAGCGCCTGGTAAAGCGCGCATGGATCCTCGGCATCGACGGAGTTGCCGTCGATCGTCACCATGTTGGCCATCAGGCGTCTTCCTTCGTCTTCGCCTTGTCGGCCGGGATCACGTCATCCTTCTCTGCGCCTGCGCCGGGATTGCGCACGAACGGCGATGGCATGCCTTCCTCGGTGTAGCGCTTGTGCCAATACAGGCGGCGCTCGAACACCTCTTCGGCGTCCACGCCGATCTCGGCGCATTCCATATCCGGCGTTGATGTCCCGTTGAGCAGCCGCTCACTGGCGGCCTTGGCGCTCTTCTGGTCATCCGCCGTGGCCTTGGCCGGACCTTGCCATGTCGCCCACAACACCTTGTCGCGATTGGCTGCAAACGCCTCGTAGCCCCCTTTGAACGGCAACCTGCCGGTCCCGATCATCTCATCGACCATGTGCTCGTAACCGAGCTGGCAGAGCGGTGCGGCTATCCTTTCGCGGCGGCGTGTAACCACCGGGTGAAGCGACGCCCCTTCCATCCGCGTCGATGAATAGGTCGCGCCCTCATAGTTCATCGTATAGCTGGCCTGGCTGATGCCGATGGCGCGCGCCATGCCGCGCTGCAGCTCGTTCGACACCGGCAGGAACTGCGGGCCGGGAATGCCGGTCGACATCAGTTCCAGCTTTTCACCCGGCGCCAGGTGCGAAACCTTCGGGTCGCTGCCGACAGAGATGTCGCTTTCCGCTGCGTTGTCCAACGTGCTGAGGAAATAATCGCGATATTCGTCGCGTAGCTTCTTGTCTTCCTGAGCCTCACCCAGCGCATCGAGCGCTTCGAATGCCTCCGCTGAAAATTTCTCGCTGGTCAGCACCTGCGCGAAGACGGTCTGCAAGATTTGCGCCTGCACCGTCGCATCGACCAGCGTCTCCCATTGGAGATATTCGCGGAATGCAGCCACCAGCCGCGATATGCCGCGAACGTCACCGCTGTCGACCGGGTCGAACACATGCGCGACCATCTGCCGGCCGTCACCGTCATAGGCACGATGATCCCGCTTGACGAGAATGCCGTCCTCTTTCTCGGCCAGCCGATATGCATGTGGGCGGGTATTCTCGTCGTGGATGACACCCTGATAGAGATTTTCGAACGTGCTGCTATCCTGCACGAGCGCGGTTGGCGTCGTCAGGCACATCTTGGTGCCGGTCGAGATTCCGTAGCGGCGGCGCATCCCTGCCGGCATGTAGTCCATCAGAAGAAGCGCCTCGCCGTAAACGACATCGTGCCGCAAGCCGATATCGATCATCTGCGGCGCAATCAGCTTGCCCCTGAGGTCGCATTCGCGCTGGTTCCACGCCCAGTGTTTCCACTCGGTCTTCAGAAGCTTGACGAACTCGTCCGTCTCCTTCTTGTCGTAACCCAACTTCGACAGGTCGGGCAGCGGGTTGAGGAGCAGTTCGACGCCGACGGTGTCGGCAATCACCTGGTCGACCGCACCCCGCAACCGGCCTGAATTCTGGATGATGTCCATTGCAAGACCGGCCGCCCGCCGCCAGGCGACGCGAACATCCTCGCGGTGATGACGCAATGACGCGCCACGTGTCGAAAGGATCCTCGAACGGCTGTCGCGCAGGTAAGACGCCTGCGGAGCAGGCCGGCGATCAGGCGCAAGGCTGGGCGCAACTTGCGCACCCGCCTTAACCCTTATGCGCGGCTTGTCGCTCATGTGCGCCGTTTCCACTTCTGGCGACGGGCTTTCGATGCCTCGTCATTGTTCGTTTCCACCGGCTTTGCCGGATTGGCTTCTGTTGTCTGTGCGAGTTGGCGCAGACCATTGAGCAGGTCAGGCTCCGCCTTCGGCCCTAACCGCTCACGCAGTGCTGCCCAGTCGTCCGCCTTCATCGTCGATAGGCCGAGCAGTTCGGCCATGGCCATGCCGTAGACATGTGCGTCGAGGCAGTGATTGTCGCGCCGCAGAACCTTCCATTCTTCATGGATTTTCCCGCGCACCACCTCGGCAACGAAGGCTTCCGCCGTGAGCTGAAGGAAATACTCCTTCGGCAGGAACTCGCCGAAATGCACATAGCCTGGCGGATCGGCAGGCTCACCGGAACGCAACCCCGGCTTGTGCAGGTTGGCGAACAGTTCCGACTTCAGGCCCCAGGTGCCGACCGGCCATAGCATGGCGCTGCCGAAGCGCTTGCGCTTGCCCCGCTTGGTGACCGATTTCTTCGCCGGCACGCTGATCGCTGGAATGCCTCGGCCGCCCACGCCCTTGATGGCGTAGGCATTCGGGCGTCGGCGACACCATTCGAGCACCTGGTTGGTGCGCCCGCCGTCACCGCCGTCGACGGCCAACGCCTCGATCCGCCGTTCGCCTCCGAACGCATCCTCGATCGGCTTGGCGAAGAACCTGTCGAATTCGACCCATGCGCCTTCGAGGATGTTGTCCGTGGCGCCTTCGAAAAAGCGGACGCCCAGAACCCAGCTCTGCCGATCCTCACCAAAGCCAAGCACGACGGACCAGATGCCGTTATGCTGCACGTCCGCCCCGGCAGCGAGGATCAGGGCGGCGGCCGGAACCTTCATTTCCGGGAACGGTTCGCGCCGCTCCATCAGCCGTTCGTATTCGGGCGCGTTGCCCTTTACCTTGGCCGGCAAACCCAGCACGAGGTTGTAAACGCCCTTTTCGCCAAGGCCGCCCGGTTTCACATGGCTGAGCACGTCCTCGGCGATCGCCTCGTAGCTCATCATGAGAGAATCGAAGGCGTCGACATGGAAGCCTGGATGACGATCCGGGCCTGCCGCCGTCGCGATGTAGCGTCCGTTGCGAACGCCGATTACCCGCTCGGTTTCCGATATTTCGTGGTTGCAGTTCTCGCACTGGTACCGCGAACGGTGCGGGTGCTCCCGGTCGAGGATGAAATTCTCATAGAACTGCTTTTGCCACGCGTGACACTCCGGGCACTGGATATTCCAGAAGCGCTGGTCGGAACGCTTGAACGACCGGTCGATGCGGCAGTGGCCAGGCGCATCTCCCAGATCGTCGCCCGTATCGATTTCCGGCGTCGAAAGCTCGAATATCTTGAACGACTTCGTTCTACGAAATGCCGTGAAACGGCCGAAGAACAGAGTTTCCGGATCGTCGCCGTTGACATGGGTCTGCCACTTGGAGACCTCGTCCTTCACCCCGTACCGCGTCGTCTTGCCGGACAGGTCGGTCGCGACGTTCGCATTCGCCAGCATCAGCGAGCCGCCCGCAAAGCGCTTCTCGTAGATCGTTGACCCTGCACCGGAACGGGAGACTGCCGGGAAGATGATCTTCTTGCCGGTTTCTGTCTGCCATGCCTCGATGAGAGGCTGCAGCTTTTGGCTGTTCATGTCCTGCAGGAAGTCGATCGATGGCAGGCCATAGATCGTGTTGTCCGGCGCGGTGTCCGCGATGTAGAGCGCCCATGCAAGGGCGAGGATTGAGACACCGGTCTGCTGCGATTTGCGCACCGTCACCAGGTTGCAGGAGTGTTCGACACTCAGGCAGTCGGCTATGTCCCCCAGATAGGGCGCATCTTCCAGCGCCCACAACTCTCCCTTCTTAGGCCCGTCGACCAGGACGATGTTCTTCGGCAGCCAGTCGCGAAAGCGCGCCGGCGGACGCGGCCTGATCGCCTCGGCAAGGGCCATTGCAGCGAGGCGCAGCGCTCCGGGATGGCCCGGCCCGACATGGATACTCAAAGATCCTCGTCCTCGAGCGCGTCGTCGTGTTCGGCGGCCTTCTCGATGATGGCGCCCAGGCTGTCCGCTATTTCCGTGTTCAGGTCGAACGCGATCTGCCGCAAAAGCACGCGCAACCCGTGCGAACCTTCGCGCGAAACTGCCAGCGCCATGTCGTCGGCCTTGTTCTGCAGGCGGGCGATGCTCGACTGGATTTCCCGCCCGCACACCGTGAGCGCGTCGCGCATGCGATCGGCCCGCACCAACTGGCCGATCTGCTCCTGCCGCCTGATCTTTTCACGGCCGACCTTCAGCCAGGCTTCCTGCCGCAGAGCCTCGTCGCGCGACGTGCTGGAATTCACAGGCTGGACCGCTGGAGCGTCCTTGCGCGCCGCCGCCACCTTCTCGGAACTGGCGAACTCGCCGCGATAGTGGTCGTAATGCGCCAGCGAAAACCGGACGATGCGATCCCTCGCGTCACGCTCGACCGGTAAGTCATGGTCTTCGACCAGACGCCGCACGAGTTTCGTCACCGCCTGCTTGGTAACCCCGTCGCGCGCGGCCACTTCGGCAGGCGTCGCCATCACGGTTTCTTCAGACGGCATCCTGACAACTTCCGTTATGCCGCTGACAACCCTGACAACCCAACTTTTTCGGCGGTGCGACTAGCGGAAACCCGGGGTCGCCCCGGCCCGCAGGAGGGCAAATCCATTATACGGTCCCTAGACCCGGGGGTGCCCACGCCCCGCCTCACTTGGGCAGGATGCGCCCCAGTTCGTGAAGGAACCGAGGCAGAAGCACGTCCTGAACGACTTCGGCAACGAGAGGCAGGTAGACCTCCTCGTTGTTCGTGATGTCGTGCGCCGGGTTAGGGCCGAACAACTCGCGGATCGGCGTGCTCTTCATACCCTGCCGCAGGAATACACCACGGTGTCCGCTCGACATGGTGGCGAGGAAGGCATGACGATAAGACCCTCGCAGCCTCACATTGACGCCCTTGGCGGTTTGCGTAGCGCCAAGTTTGTAGAGCGGCTGCCAGCCCGACCGGACGATGACCTCTTGCGTGTTGCCTCCGGCATTGAAATGCGCAGTGGTCAGCTTTCGGATGACGCCGGCGGGCAGTTTGATGCGCGGCGCTTGGCGCTTGATCAGCCTCGACCGCGCCGTATCGGTCACGCGGCGCATGGCCCGGGCCATGGCCTTTACTTTGATATCTTCCGGCAGGCGGGCAATCGCCCGGCTCAGATGGACGAAATCGCTGGCGTCGGCATCAAACATTCAATGCCCCCATTACAGGAGCGCAAGTCATGACAGCCTCCCCGCGATCTTTTGGGCTTCCGGCCAATGAAAAACCCGCCGCGGTTGCCCGGGCGGGTTGGAAGCTTTTTATCCGTGACAAGGTGTATGTCAACTTTCTGCCGCACGTCAACAGGCGGCAGCAAATTTTTTTGACCCTTGCCCCTCTCTTGCCGGGACAAGGGTGACCCCGCCAATATCCTCACCCAGCCACGGCGTCATCGAGCGATCCAGCCGCGCGATGCGATGCGCGACCAACTTGTCGGCGATGGCCGCGCCCACCGATTGCAGCGAAGCGACCCATATCTGCCAGTCCAGGCGCGAGAGAACGTCGCCGGTCGGATCATCCGAGAACTCGAACTTTCTGTAGGCACCGCGCGCCGGGCGCTGCGAGCGCACATTGAAGCCATCCACCTCCATCTCGTATTTGCGCCCGAATTCATCCGTCATCCGTCTGGTGACGAACCAAGCCGGTTTTCCGCCGCGCTGGATCATGCGCACCTTTGACGGCTCGGCCTGCCACATCGGCTCGCGGCCGAGGATCGCCGTGCCCACAACGAGGCTGACGATGCCGGCGCGGCGGCGCATGACGGGCCGCAGTTCGTAACGCTCGACCGCCCGTGCGACCGCAGGCATCACCAGCCCGT